ATAAATTATTATCGGTACCTGTACCGAATATGATCCACAACATTCCGGCTATGCTTAAGCAAATGCCAAGAAATGGTGGTACAACTTTGAGAATGCGTCGGTACAATCCGCTGTCAACAGCAACAGTTCCGTTGGGTAACAGTGGAGTAACTCCACCACCACAACAGCTAACTGCTATAAACATCGATGCCACCGTAGATTTTTACGGAACATACTTGATTTTAAATGAGCAAGTTACTTTACAAAACCAAGACCCTGTTTTAAATGAGGCAGCCCAACGGCTTGGTATTTCGCTGAGACAAACAGAGGATGAACTAACACGCAATATGCTTGCTAGTACAGCTTCTTTTATAAATAGTACTGGGGGTACCAACGGTAGAAAATATGTTGCCGTTGTAAAATCTTTTCTGATGGACTTGAAACTCTTAGCAGGTAAAGCTGAAGACAACAAGGCGGAACAAATTAACAACCACGGAGGTTTAGTTGAGTCATTTGATTTACGTAAAGCTGCCTAAGTTCCAAAGTTTCTTTGGATACAGGTCTTTCGCGTTTTTCGAAAGTCTCTCTAAATTTTATGGCAATTTCGCATCTTTCTTTTTTTATAAGCAAGAAAGGGCAAATTTCCTTGAGAAATCTAAACATATTTGGTCGGTCAATTACCCACAAATAAGCTTGTTTCCAGTGTTTTTTTCTGCTGGGAGCTTTGTTAACATAGGTATGACCTCCAAAATTGGAGTGAATCCAATCAATGAGGATTTTATCGGTAGAAGAAATGTAAATACGAAGGTTGTATTTTCCCCTAATGTTATTTGGGGATTTATTCGACCAAAGTACAATACTTCCTTCTCCATCCAAAATTCCAGCCAAATATATAAGTTTTTCTCTACGTGTTTTAAACAAAAGATTCCTACGTCGAAGTTAAATTATAGCAATTTAAACGATATGGAGCAAGTTAATTTGACCGTGAACGTAGCAAGCGAAAAGACACGAGAAATCGTGAAGCGGTGCTCTAGACTCTATGGAAACATAGAGAGGATAGCAGAAATGACTATCCCGCTTAAACTAAAATAAAAGTTTAAGTCAAAAAGTAATAGAAAGGACAACCCGACAGAACTAACACGTAGTGATGTAGATGTAATCATTCGTACTCTAGCTGATAACGATGCATACACAATTGCAGAGCATATCAGAGGAGAAGATCGATTTGGTACAGCTCCAGTTCGTGACGCTTATTTTGCATTAGGCTCAACACAGCTTATTGGAAATTTAGAGAACGTTGACGGATTCATCGCTAAAGCTCAATACCCATCTCCAATGAATGCATTGAGAGAGGAATGGGGCTCTGTGTCAAACTTGAGATTTTTATTATCAAGTATTGGCTCTGTATCTACTGGTGCATCTAACTTAGGCGCAGATGTTTATAACATTTTCTGCGTTGGGATGGAAGCTTATGCAGTGATTGAGCAGGATGGATATTCTGCACAATTTATCTACCGACCACCTATCTATGACGGACCTTTAGCTCTGAACGCTTCAGTAGGCTACAAGTTCGCTCAAGTACCACGCATTACTAACGATGCTTGGGTTCTTAACTTAAGAGCTACATTGAGTTCATAGGAGGCTAATATGGATGGAACAATAATTCAACAAGGTAGATTTACTGCTGACGGTTCTGTAAAAGAGCTTCAAATTCGCTCTGATGTAGACTGGATGCAAGTTCTTAACTACACAGTTGCTGACGATGATACTCAAACTACAGCTGTAGGGGTAGAGTACTATTGGCAACGTGGAATGAGTGCTGATACAGGTATCGAATATAAAAAATCAAACGCTGCAAATGCTGCTCAATTAGTAACGGCATTAGCTTCTGGTGGTTTTACACTATTAGATACTAGTGATAGTCCTCTAGACACCCTAAATGCAACTACAACAGCTATTTCTAACGCAGCTATTCCAGTGGTTTCTAACTCTGGAACTAACGGCTTAGTAGCAGGTGATGTAGTTCGAATCATCAACACAACCTCAGCTCAACAGCTAGGTGGTTTTGACTTTACTGTAGGTTACAACACATTAACTTCAGGGACATTTAGTTTAGACTATATGTCTCAGTTAGCTGTAGCTGGTACTACAGGTTCTTGGAGAAAAATCAAATTTGATCCTCAATTTTATCCTAGACATCGCTTCATTACAAAAGCAACAAGTTCAGGCACAAGCACTGTGGTAACTCTTTCAGTTACTCATGGTTTTACAGCTGGTCAAGCTGTGAGATTTGTGGTTCCTTCTGCTTACGGAATGGTCGAGTTAGATGGATTAATTGGGAACATTACTGCGGTTGATACTACTACCACAACTGGTAATACAATCACTGTAGACATTGATTCTTCTGCTTTCACAGCATTCGCTTTCCCAGCAACTGGAGATGTTCCTTTTACGGCAGCTTTAGTAGTACCTGTTGGTGAAACAGCAAATGGAACTTACGCAAACAATCTTGGTGATGCAACAGATAACGTTTCGTTTATCGGTATGCAACTTGCAGCAGGTGCTGACAGCCCAGCTGGACAAGCTAATGATGTGATTTACTGGAGAGCTGGTAAATCGTTTAGCGTAACTAACGAATAATAAATTGGGTGGGGACCAAAAGTCCCTGCCCTTAATTAAAAGGAGAATTATGTCATTTGATACCAAACCAAAAAACACAAGAAAAATCACTGCTGAAGAGATGAGAAAACTAAAAGAAAAGGACCATAAAATGGTTAAGGGCATTTTTAGATGCTACGAACCTCCAGGTGGTTCTTTTAAATTTAGTTTCAAACAATATCCAGGTGATGCTGTTTACACTAAAACTATGGTTGATGGCGAAACTTATGAAGTGCCGTTAATGATAGCTAAACATTTAAATCAAAATTGCTGGTACCCAAAACATTCATATGTCATGGATATGAATGGAACACCAACAGTTGATCGAGGTAAGAAGGTAAAAAGATGTAGCTTTGAGAGCCTTGAATTCATGATGGATGATCCCGTATGACTGGCACCTTAAATGATATTAGAAAAAAGGTGAGACGGCTTACAGGCCGTCCATCTAATCAACAAATTACCGATGCTCAAATTGATGAATATATAAACACATTTTATCAATATGACATGCCAGAGACTTTAAGATTGTTTTCTCAAGAAACAGTGTTTGAGTTTATGACAGAGGCTAATGTAGACAATTATAACTTGTCTACACTAACAGTATGGGATGGTGTAGAAAACCAATTTGCACAGGATTTGTTTATTGATTTAAAACCTCCGATTTACATCGCAGGATACCAATCGTTTTGGTCACAAGACAGAGAACAATTTTTCAGAATTTATCCACAGCTTTCGCAGATAGATATGACTGTTCTAGGTGATGGTGGCCCAGGTCCTTATACTGTAACTTTTCCAAATGTTCCAGTATTACAATACCTAGTTACAGTTGGTGCAATCAATGTCAATGATCAAGTAGAAAATTGTATTGATGTACCTACCAACAGAACAGACGGCACTTGGCAATTAATTAATACCAATACCGTTGTAACTGGTAGCGTCAATTATATTACAGGGGCAATGAGTGTTACATTTCCTAATAATATTCCCTCTGGAAATGAAATAACTTTTACAGCAGTTCCTTATCAAGCTGCAAGACCATTGGGAGCATTATATTATGATAATACCCTTACCCTGCGGCCTGTGCCTGATGCTAGTTATTTGGTTCAGATCAATGCTTATAAACAACCTACCTCTCTAATCAATGCAGGCGAATTTCCTGAATTAAAGCAGTGGTGGCAATATTTAGCATTTGGAGCAGCAAAGAAAATATTTGAAGACTCTCAAGACCCTAATGGTGTAAAATCAATTTTAGAACCACTTAAGGAGCAGGAGAGATTAGTGCTTAGAAGAACTATTGTTCAAAGAACAGTTCAACGCTCAGCAACTATTTACACTGAAATGACCAATTTCCCAATGGGAAACTTTAATAATAGGTTATAAACATGTCATATAATAATTCCATTCCACAGCCTGGAGACAATCCTTCTCAATCTCAATCGGAAATTCTAGCAAACTTTCAAGTGTTAGATACTGCAAACTCTGTAAACCACGTTGCATTTAACGATGTTAATCAAGGTAAGCACAAGTTTATGCAGATGCCAGAACAATCATCTGCACCAACTACTGCAGCTAATGAAGGAGCTCTTTACACTAAAGAAGCCAACAGCATTACTTCTCTATTTTTTAGAAAAGAGTCTAATGGCACAGAAATTCAACTGACTAATAATTTTACCACAACCAACCCTGGTAGTGTAACGTTACAAGGAGGATTAATTATTAAATATGGTTTTAATACAGGTCTTAGCAACAATTCTGTTATTTCTTTTGGTACAGCTTTTCCTTCTACCGCATTAAGTGTTCAAGTTACGTTAAACCGATCAGATACAACAGTTGTTTCGATGTATGCAAAAAATTTGAATACATCTGGTTTTACTGTGGCTACGAATCAATCGGGTGCTGAGATTTGGTGGATAGCTATAGGAGCATAAATGGATTTAAAATCTTATTTAATAGGTCCATTTGAAGAGGGTTTACGTAATGATCTCAAACCCTGGATTTTACCTGAAAATGCATTTCAAACCTTAACAAATGCTTATATTTGGAGAGGTAGGGTAAAAAAAAGATTTGGTACTTCTTATCTTGGAGATACGATATTTGATGCTAGACTTAGAATTAATCTTGGAACGACTGATGGAGCTGGAGCATTTGCAGGTAATGCCCCAGGTAGTATATTTAAAGTTGGACAAAGCTTTAGTATTGGAAGTGATGTACTAACCGTTAATGCTCTTGGAAATCCAGCAGCATTACTCTCTACAACTTCTGCAACAGGCACATATGACACAACTACAGGTGCTTTAACTATTGCAGGAGCTCCAGCCACTACGGCAGTATTTTTCTATCCCTCAGAACCTGTCATGGGTCTTAGATTAAGAGAAAGCGCTGAAGTAAATTTTGAAGATATTATTGCATTTGATACCCAGTTTTCTTACAGGAGATTACTGGGAGCTTGGGAAAGACTTGATGCAGCTACAACTTGGTCTGGAGATAATGCTGATTTCTTTTGGACTGTTAATTTTAGAGGAGCAAGCCCACAAACCACTACTTTATATGCGGTTAACGGAGTAGCAGCAGATAATATTAAATATATCGATCAGGGTGGTGTTGCTTGGACTAACTTTCGTCCTCAACTTAACTCATCTGGAATAAATAGATTTTTAGAATCAGCTAAAATCATTATTGGATTTAAGGATCGGCTTATTTGCTTAAATACAATTGAAGACTCAGCAGGAGTGGATTCTAATTTTGTTAATAGAGCTCGATGGTGCCAAAATGGAGACCCAACTGACGCTGTAAATGGATGGATTGATGATACTCCTGGACGAGGGGGTTTTATTGATGCTACAACTAAAGAAGCAATTATCTCCGCACAATTTATTAAAGATAGATTAATCGTCTATTTTGAACGTTCAACATATGAATTAGTTTACACAGGTAATGATACACTGCCTTTTATTTGGCAATTAATCAATGTAGAACTTGGTGCTGAAAGTAGATTTTCAACAGTCCCTTTTGATCAAGGAGTTGTTGCTGTAGGCAATGTAGGGGTTCATACTTGTAATGGAGTAAACGTTAAAAGAATAGATGAGAAAATTCCAGATGAGGTGTTTAAAATACATAATGAAAATGATGGCCCAGCTAGAGTTTATGGTATTAGGGATTATTTTAAAGAGCTTGTTTATTGGACTTTCCCTGATTTTACTTCTGATCCTACCTATCCTAATCGTATTTTGGTTTGGAACTATCAAAATAATACTTGGGCTTTTTTCGAAGATACTTTTACGTGTTTTGGATATTTTCAGAGGGATGCCGATCTTCAGTGGGCTGATTTAGGTAATATTTATGGAACATGGGAGCAATGGAATGACCCCTGGAATAGCTCAGTTTCTCAAGCACAGCAACCTAGCATAGCAGCTGGAAATCAAGAGGGATTTACATTCATTATTGAGCCTGATCGTTCTTACAATGAGCAAGCATTATATATAACAGATATGACAGCAGCTACATCTAGACTGACTATCGTAGATCACAATTTAGATTTAAACAGCTACATATTGATTCAAGATTGCACTGGAATAACCTCATTAAATGGTACAATTGTACAAGTAGCTGAAATAATAGATACGAATACCGTAAGAATAGATACGACTTTTACTGGTACCTATACAGGGGGAGGAACTATAGCATTGGTTTCCAACCTTGATATACGTTCTAAACAATGGAATCCAGGAACTCCCATAGGGCAACAATTTCAAATGCCCTATATAGATTTCCTTTTAGATCGAACTTCAGACGGAGAAGTTTCGTTAGATTACTATCTAAACAATAGTTTTGGCTCTTCTATTCAAGAACAGATTACAAATGATGTATTGCTTGGTACTAATACTTTATTTACAAAGCCTGAAACAGATGTGAACTTTCAAGATTTTCAGCAGATGATTTGGCATAGGTATTACATCATGCTTCAAGGCCAAATGATCCAAATAAGAATATTTATGAACGATGAACAGATGAGAGATGTTGATATTTCTCGTGAGGATTTTGTAATGAACGCAATTATTCTTTATGTCAAAGCACAAGGAAGGATGGTTGAATGAGTTCTAATAGTTCTTTTATTGGTAATACAAGTAATTTACTTCAGCAAAACTATATTATACCTGAAGATCCATCAGAAAAAGACTACAAACTTAGAGAATATCTAAATAACATTGCTAAAGCATTAAATAATAAGGATTCTGGTCTTTATGACGCTGTTGAAACTATAACTGGACAACAGTTTCTACCAACATTTAGCACTACAACAGGTGCGAATGCTACTTTTAGACAAGTCCTTAGAAAAGTGGTCAATTTTGGTTCTCTACCCAATACTGGAACAAAGTCTGTTGCGCATGGTATAACGTTTAACAATAATTTTTCTGTTACTAGAGTGTATGCAGCAGCAACAAATCCAGGAACACAGTGGATTCCTATTCCATATGCATCACCAACACTAGCAAATAACATTGAATTGAATGTTGATGCAACTAATGTTAATATAATAACTGGCAGTAATAGAACTGCTTTTACAAGATGTTTTGTAGTTATAGAATTTATAACTCTAACATAAGGAGAAATTAAAATATGGCTTTTTTAGATTTTCTCTTCGGGAAGAATGAAAAACTACAAGAATTCCCAAGATACACAAAGCAGCAGCAAGATATTCTTAACCAATTAGCTGGCGGTGCACAACAACAATTACCAGATGTGTTCAATTATCTACAAGGAATATTAGGTCAAAGCCCTGAAGCAATGCAACAATTTCAAGCACCAGCACTACGACAATTTAAAGAAGAGATTATTCCATCTATTGCTGAAAGATTTACTAAAGTAGGTGCTCAGGGTAGCTCAGCGTTTACTCAAGCACTGGGAAAAGCAGGAGCTGGACTTGCAGAGAATCTTGCATCTCAAAGGGCAACCCTGTCATCTAATGCTATCAATCAACTACTACAACTCTTGTCTGGTGGTTTAACACAACAAAGTGAGCAGGTATTTAGACCTAGATCATCTGGCTTCTTAGAAGATCTATTAAGCTATTCTGCTCCTGGGGTTGGACAAAATATAGCTAATTTATTTAGGAGATAAATATGGTTCAAGTATTAGAACAGTCCCAGTTCGGTGAAAACATTGGAAAACAATTAGGCGGAGGTGTTTCTTCTGGGTTGCAATTGCTTTTGAGCCAAAAACTCCAAGATATACAAGAGCAAAAAGCTCTACAAAAGCAGCAGGCACAGAAAGCTAATCTTGAAAAATATTATGAAGAGTTAGGCATGCCCAAAGGGTTAGCTCATTTAGATGCTTCTGTTCAAAAAGAAATTTTAAAAAGAGAAGCAAACGAAAAGCTATTTAATCAGATCTTTGGAGGTCAACCTTCAGGAGGTATGGAAAGTCTTCAATTAACAGAGCAAACACCATCTGGAGAAATTCAAGAAGATTTAACATCAATCTCTTCACAATCTCAACAGCAGCCCTATACAGAACAACAAATCTTTGCAGCCAGCCTTGTTAATCCAACTATTGGAAGGGCAATGCAAGCTCAAAATGAATCAGTATTAAAAAGACAGGAACGAAAAGAAGACATCGCTCTTAAAAAAACAGAAATACAAGAAAAAAGAGCATTTGAAAGAAACAAAAAATTTCTTGAAAAAGCTGATGAAGAAAGACAAGCGTTGCCAAGAAAAAAGCTAGCTCTAAAACGAATGGAAAAAGCAATTAACTCAGATGATTTTAGTTCTTTAAGAAACTCAGTAGCAGATTATTTTAATTTAGACTTATTAAAATCCTCTTCTGCTCAAGAAGTAAATACAGCTATTAAGGAATTTTTACTCAGTGATGTTCAGTCTCTTCAAGGTAGACCGAATCAGTTTATTGAAAAACTGATGTCTAAATCCTATATCAATCCTCAATATTCAAAAGAAGCTAACAAAGCTATATATCAAGGCCTGGCAGATTTAGCTAAGCTAAAAGAAAGGGAGTTAGAAGTTATAGCAGACATCGAAGAAGAATTTACTGACAAAGGTAAAGAAATCCCACGGAACTTCCAACAATTAGTCAAAAAAAGATTACAACCTGAAATAGATGGTTTTGAGCAAAAATTAGAAGATTCTTTGAGAAAAGTAGATAAGAAAGCTAGTAAACTTCCAGAAAATACAGTTCGTATGATGGATCCAGATGGAAACGTAAGAGCTGTACCTAAGGACAAAGCTAAAGCAGCTCAAGCTGCAGGATATAAGTTACAAAAATGAGTTTTGAACAGTTTGGCGAAATAATTGAGTATGCACCCAAAAACAAACCACAATTTGAAGAGTTTGGAGAAATAATTGAATCCACAACTTCTAAACAACCTTCAGTTGCCAAAGATGTAGCTAAACAATCACTTCTAGGTGGAGCTAAAGGTTTGTTTGGTTCTTATGGATCACTATTAGATTTAGCAAGACTACAAGCAAAAGAACAACTTCCTGGTGAAAAAGTAAAAAGATCTGAAGAAGAACAAGTTTTAGAAAGATTACAACAGCCTGGAGCTAAACCTTCCTACGCAGATATTTTATCCTTATCAGATGATGAAATTATTCCTCGATATTCAAGACTCCCTGCTTCACAAGATATAGAACAACTAGCTCAAATGCTGGGAATTCAAACTGAACCTGAAACTAAAGCAGGAAGGTTTGCTTCACGGGCAGGAGAGGCAATAGGGTCTGGGGCATCATTTGGAGCTGGGCCAGGAGCATTAGCTGCATTTGGTTTAGGTGGATTAGCAGGCCAAGCTGTTGAAGAAGCTACAGACTCTCCTTTAGCAGGTGCACTAACAGAATTAGGCGTTTCTTTATCTCCAGCTGCCTTATCAAAAAAATTAGCCCCTCTTGGACAAAAATCAAAGCGAATAGTAGAAGCAGGAAGAAAAGCAGGCCTTCAAGAAAAAGAAATTTCCCCATTAATTACCGAAGGGATAAAAAAGACTCTTGCTAGAAAACTAGGAAGTAAAGGTTCTAAGGTTCAAAAGAGACTGGGACAAATAGAAAATAAATTAGGTGATTCGTATCAATTTATAAGAGAAGAAGCTTCTAATTTGCCTAGATTAAATCTTGAAGAAAATAAAAAGTTACTTACTGATTTTGGTAAAATAAATAAAAATTTAAAAACGACAATTAAAGCAGCCCCAGAAAGAGAAGCAGCATCTAAATTTGTTGAATCTGCCATGGAAAATATTCGAAACAAAGGAGCTACACCTGAGGAATTAATCGGATTCTGGCATGATATAAATAATGCAGTGAATTGGAATGCTGTATCTGGTGGGAAAAAATCTCTTGCTGCATTAAAACAACCCATACTAGAAGCTTTAAAAAAATCTAGTCCGAGATTGGCAAAAGATTTTGAGGACACTAATCTTTTATATTCTAGATTCAAAAACATTTCTAAGTCTCTTAAACCTTCAACCGTGGATGATTGGATTGCAAAAGGAGAAATTGGTGGTTTGTTATTAGGCATGGCTACATTAAATCCAGTTAAAATTAAATTAGCTTTAGGATCTATGGCGACACGTAAGTTAGCAAGAGAACTAGCAATTAACCCTAGACTACAGACTATTTCTGGTAAAATGTTAAATGCTATTAAGAATAATAAGATTAAATCAGCGAATCAATTATTAAGACAATCAAAGAAGATATTAGAAAAAGAGCATCCAGAGGAAGACTGGAGTAAATTAGAAGAAGAAGTCAGTTAATTTTTGTTCCTTTCGCAAATTTCTTCCCATTCCCAATCATAAACTAATGGTTCTGGTTTTCTTTCTTTTTTTAAAATAACATATAAAAAAAAGTCTTTAATATTTTCATATCCACTTTGAAAAAAAGCTATGATTAGTGTTCCTATTATATAGGCAAAATATAAAAAAAATAACTCATCAACTAATTTTAGCAACATTTTATTTCTTCCTTTTATGGCCATTAATACGGCCACTTTGGCCGTATTAATTAATCGCTTATTTAATTTTTATCTAATACTTCTATCTCAGAATTTTTATAATTCAATGTAAACATCCATCTATCTAAAACTACTTCGTCATACAACAAAAACATCTTCTGGTGTAATTTTTCGTTTATAACATTCAAATAATTTATATAATTCTTGTTTATATGAGCTTGCTTCCATTTTCCCTCTCATTTGTCTTTATTATCCAAATATCTTTGCATCATT